CGGCGCTATCCGACCAACGAAACCAACATCATCATCCTGGAAGGGGTGGAGGGAACGGTGCAGCATCTCAACCCGGAGCGCCAGACTGCTCAGGTGTGGGTCGATGATGCCAGCGACTTCGCGGAGACAGCATTTTGGATTGACACGAACGCACTGGAGCGTGTGACGCTGCCCAGCCCGCTGGAGGTTGAGGTCGCTTTTGAAGTGCAATATGGCAAGGTCGAGCTGAAGCTCGACGACATTCCCGATATCCCGCCCGACTATACCGACCTGGCGATGGTGAAGGCGACGGTCTACGACCGCAACGCCATCATTAGCCGCAAGAAGCTCGAAGAACTGGAGGGGAACCTCTGGTACTTCGACGACCCGAAGGCCAGCGATGTCTGGGACGTGGTGAGCCAGTCAGTCTTTGTGACGTTTACCAGCCGTGCGGTGCTGTTCGAAATCCGGGGTGTGCTCAACCCGACGTATCGCCACCTGCCGGCGTCCCTCGACGGCCCAGTCTCCTCGATGGACAGCGTGCTCATCAACGGTCAGGCGTTCGCATCGGACTTGTTTGTGGGTGACGAAACCAACAGCGTCAAGCGCATGGCGGAGGTCGCCTGCCGCATCGCCGATGCTGACCCGGATGGGTACGGGGTGGCGTGCTTTATCGGCGTGTTCCAGGTGTGGGAGAACGAGCACCGCGACGAGGATGGCGGCGTCGACCACGTCGACGTGGCAGCTGAGTTTGTCGGCGCGCTCAACATGGGGAAGGTGCACGAGCTGCTGCTGGAGGCGCGGTCGTGAAATTCTACTACACCCTCAGCATCAACGACGTGCGCCGCGGCTACTGGCCGTACATGCCCGCCGATTTGCCGGTGATGCTGCCTGCCTCAAGTTGGTCGCCAAGCCTGAAACCGCCGAAGTTGCCAGCGCATGTGCAACAGCGCGCCGCCGATTGCGGCGGCTTCGTGGCAACGTTTCGCTGGGGGGACTACCGCTACACGCCTGATCAGTACGTCGCCTGGCTCGATGCCTGGCGACCACAGTGGGCAGCAACGATGGATTACTGCTGCGAACCGGAACTCGCCGAGGGTGGCAACCTCGTGCGCGACCGCCAGGAGCGTACAACGGCGATGGCGGAATTGTTCTGGCATGAGTTTCGTGACGCGCCTTGGGCGTGGACGCCGACGGTGCAAGGGTGGGAAGTCGAGGATTACCGCCGACACGCCCGCGAGTTGAGACCGCTCGTAGAGAACATGCGGCGGGTGTATGGGGACGAGTTCCGGGTCGGCGTGGGGACGCTGTGCAGGCGTGCAAGCGTGCTGATGATCCACCAGGTGGTCCGTGCCGTCGCGGAGGAATTACCCGGCGTCGGCTTGCACTTGTGGGGCGTGAAACTCGGCGCGTTGCAATCCAGGATGGGTCTGCCTGACCAGGTCGTGAGCGTTGATAGCGCGGCGTGGAACTACGACAGCGGTAGTCGCAAGCATAAATCCAAGCGACATGAACTTGGATTGTCGCAACGGGTTTACTGCTGGCGCGAGATGCTCCCTCGCTACCGTGCGAAGGTGGAAGCGGCGCTCGCTGCGCCGAAGCAAAGGATGTTGCTATGAGCGCAGAGTGGATTGTCGGGCAGTGTGTGGAGGCGCAATCGTGAAGCGAGAAGCAACGTTGAACCATGAGCGCAATGCCCAGCGGTCAATGGCGCTGGGGCGGATAAAGCTGCTGGCGGACGTCCTGGCGCTGGAAAGCCCGCAGGCGCTGCGGGCAGTCGGAGAGCGATTTGACTGCATCGTCCTGTTGGACGATGGCGCGTTCGACGCCTGGGCAACCGCCTGCAGCTTTGCACGAATGGCACAGCGGCACTATCGAGAGCTGATGGAGGAAGTGCAGTGAGCGAACGTGTGAAAGCCCTCTCCCTATGGCAGCCCCATGCCTCACTCGTCGCGCTGGGACTGAAGCAGTATGAGACGCGCGGCTGGTACACGGCCTATCGCGGCAAGCTCATCATCCACGCGGCGAAGAAGTGGTCGTACCAACAGCAGCAGCTCGCCCGGCGGTTCGTACAGCTGTTCCCTGCGTGCCATGCACTGGTGACCCATCCGCTGCTGGACGCGCTCGTCTGGCATCGTGAAGGGGTGTATCCCGTCTTCGGTGCAGCGCTCTGCGTCTGCGACCTGGTGGAATGCATCCCCGCCGAGCGGCTGGTGCCGGCAGGCACCCGCCTTGAAGCCGACGACCGCGTCGGGCAGATTAGCTTCCAGGAATACTGCTTCGGCGACTTCAGTCCGGGGCGCTTTGCGCTGAAGCTGGCGAACGTTCAACTCTTCACCAAGCCCGTGCCGGTGCCTGGTCGTCAGAGTTTATGGGACTGGACGCAGGAGGTGCCGGCATGATGGCCGAGGCGATTGCTGCATTGTCCATTACCCTGGGGTTGATGGCGACCGGGTGGCTGCTGGTCAACGCCTGGCGCACCGAGCGGAACAACGCAAGGGCTGCTGACCCGGTCGAGGCGGCTGCGGTCGTCGCACCGGATGACGATGTCGCGCTGCGGCTGGGCAGCCTGCTCGCCAACACGGTGCCGTTGAACGACCCGGCATTAGTCGCGCGCCGCCGCGACTGCCGTATCTCCGGATACGTCGCCGCGAACATGCGCTTCGTCGAGCATGTGCGTATTAAGTGCCTGCCACCCGAACTGCTGCCGGTCAACGCCGGCAAGCCCATCCTGGTTGTGCATACCCACCGCTTGGTGCTGCCGCCGGGCGTCAACCCGAACAAGAATTGAGGTGCGATGATGAGTGAACCTGCTTACTACGAACCTTGCCCCTATTGCGACGGGACAGGCTGCGGTGACCCTGAAGAGCTTGAGGACTGCGTGGTCTGTGGCGGCTCCGGCAAGATTGAGCGTTATGACGAGGACGATTTTGACATGAGTGAGGGTGACGATGAATAAGCAGGTCAAGCGCAAAGGCGGCGTGGTCGTCGGGCGGGGGATAGAGTGGATTTCCATACCGGAGTTCGACGGATTCTACGCAACTTCGGATGGAAGAATAGGCAGCGAGTGGCGCCCCACAAGGACAGGAAGCCGACGAGGTTTTCCTATCCGAGAATTGGGGCAGCGACCAAATCTCAGTGGCTATATGACTGTGAAGATTATGGGGAAGGCCGTGACAGTTCACCGGCTCGTCACAAGAGCATTCTTGGGCAAAAGGCCAACTGGCCTTGAAGTCTGTCACAACGACGGCAACAAGCAAAACAACCACATATCAAATCTCAGATATGACACCAAAGCATCAAACGAGCTGGATAAGGTCAGGCACGGGCGCTCAACTAGAGGCGAAGCGAACAACACCACAAAACTGACCTCTGAACAGGTCTTTGAAATCCGACGTGCAATTCGGTTAATGGGATTAGGTTCAGAGATAAGCCAGGCGGATATAGCGCGCTACTATGGCGTCAGCCCATCCACCATCCACCTGATTGCCACAGGGAAGATTTGGGTAGACGTGGAGTTTTACCTATGAATCGACAGGGGAAGGTTATTGATGAGAAGGTAGTCGGTGGAATCGAGTGGACGAAAACCGTTCGCCCTGACGGAACAGAGTATCCCGGCTACACGTGGAACCCCATCGCCGGCTGCTTCCACGCCTGTCAGTGGACGATGCCTGACGGGAGCGTCGCCAACTGCTATGCCGAGGATGTCGCCGATGGGGTGGCGGGCGCGGCATACCCGGAGGGCTTCGAGCATCATTATTGGAAGCCCAAGCTGCTGGTGCAGCCGGCGCGGGTGTCGACCCCCAGCCGCATCTTCGTTGGGTCGATGGCCGACGTGTTCGGGCACTGGGTGCCCGAAGACCACATTCATGAGGTGCTCGACGTCGCGCGGGCGTGCCCACAGCACACGTTTCAGTTCCTGACCAAGAACCCACTGCGGGTGCTGAACGAGTTCGCCAGTCTCATTCCACCCAACTGCTGGATTGGGGCGAGTACCCCGCCTGACTTCATGTGGAACAAGCCGCTGACCGAGAAGCAGCGCGCCCGGATGCTGCGCTCGACCATCCAGACGCTGGCGCACTTGCAGGATTACGCGGTGACGACCTGGCTCTCCGCCGAGCCGATTACCATCGATGCGGCGGCGCAGCTGGAGGTGTGCCACTACACGGTCGTCAACTGGGTCGTCATCGGCGCGGCTTCGAAGGGGCGTATGCATTACCCGCCCAACGAAGCCTATGTCCGCAGCCTGGTCGCCTGGTGCGACGACGTGGGGGCACGGGTCTTCTTCAAGGGCAACTTGCGCTCGCTGACGTGGGCGGCTGCCAATTGGCGCGAGGACTTCCCGAAGGCGGGCAGCGCATGAATTCAGAACGAACTTTCGAGAAGAATGGGATTGTTCTACAATTCCCGGACGATACCCGCAGCGATGCCGACCTTGATGCTTTCCTCGACCTGCTGCTCACTATCGCTCGGCGCGTCGAGGCGCAAACACAGCCGGAAGCGCCATTCATCGTCCCTGAAGAAGCTGCATCGTAAGGAGCATCCCATGTTCAAAAGTCGCAGTCGGGTCGCAATCTACACACGGGTCAGCACTGAGGAACAGGTAGACGGCTATTCACTGTCTGCCCAGGAGGAGCTGTGTCGCAAGTTTCTTGAGGCCAAAGGGTGGCAGTTGGAGAAGGTCTACAGCGACCCTGGACGCAGCGCCAAAACGCTCATTCGCCCCGGCTTCCAGGAGATGATGCAGGACGCGGCAGCAGGCTGTTTCGACATCATCCTTGTGCATAAGCTCGACCGCTTCAGTCGCTCGATAATCGACATGCTCGTCAGCCTCAAGGGGTTGAGTGAGATGGGCGTCTCGTTCGTCTCAGCGACGGAGGACTTCGACTTCACGACGCCGATTGGGAAGGTGCTGTTGGCGGTGCTCGCTGCGTTCGCTCAATGGTACTTGGACAACCTCTCTGCAGAAACGAAGAAGGGTAAGCGGGAGCGGGCGCGTCGTGGTGACTGGAATGGCACGCTGCCCTTTGGGTATACGACGCCTGGTCGCCTGAAGCAACAACTGGTTTCGCTTGGCGAGGCCTTCCGCGCGGGTCAATTGCCTGAGGAGAACTACAGCAATCAGTGCGAGCGCATTGAGGTCGTGATTAGTCAGTATCAGGATCGTCAGGATACCCAGGCAATTCCATGCCCGTTTAATGCTGACGGCGCGCGACTGGCTTTTCGTAAGTACAGTACGGGCGGCTATAGCGATATGGATATTGCTTGGCTGCTCAACGATGCCGGCTATCG